ATTGTTACAATACCGGGCACTCCGGGTAGGGTGAATGACACCCAACGAGTGGGCGCACCCAAATATTCAGTGTTAGTGCCGAAATGTGTTGTAGGAATAGCTGGTAAATTAGTGGTAGCTGGTGCCACTGACACAGTGCTACCAGACAAGCTGTTTAAATATGCACCACCATCCGTACCAACAACAATATCATTATTTGCATCTGTACTAATAACACAATTAACCAATGTAGATTTTGCACTAGAACATATTTTTGTTATCAAGGGTACTACGTCAATATAATATGGGTCACCAATAGTACCAGTACCTTTAATTTCTATACCATTGGCAATACCACTATTTTCAAGGACGGCAGAAATGTTAGCAGCAAGATTACCATTTGATCCACAGTTCCATACACCAGTAGGATTAACAGCGGCAGCAAGTGCAATAAGCTCACTAACTATTGCGTTAATCTGTGATGGGTGGATTATAGATGTACAGTCATTTGGTAATGCTGTAAGATCACACCCGAGTGTGAAACCATTAGGCACACAATAAGTATTAGTAACGTTAGGTGGTGGAACACAAACACCAGCTTGTGTTTGGTAAACCAATGCACCATTAGACCCATTAGGGAGGATTCCGGTCATTTATTCACCTTGTTATGTTGGAAGTTCAAATGCAATAAACCACTTGATAGAAGAACCAAACGGCTGAAAATATACCCGGCGAACACGGATCAAACCGGGAGTTCGAAAATGATGGCCATGTCGCCACCGGGGCCGGAAGGTCGAATGCCCGGCCCGTAATATGTGATCGTTACAGGCCCACTCACCGAGTTTTGCACACCGGCAATTCCTTGCGGAATGTTAGGGATGCCTTCCCAACCATTCACGCCGCCTACGCCCCATCCCTGGCCATCGCCTACCCAGACGCCCATGTATGATTTGCCCGCGTCCCAGTTGACCATGACGACATTGATACCGTACCCAGGAACGGTTCCGAAGTTGTGCAAGACCGGGGGATTACTACCCGTTGGCTTGTATTCAGTGCCTTTCCACGCAACGATTTTCCCGCCAGAGCCACCAGAAATAAGACCCCGTGACAGTACGCCGCCGATGCAGGCGAGAACCGAGGCATTCGCTGGCAACGTGCCAACGTCATCAGCATCGGTGCACGGATCAAAGGATGCCGCGCTTGGTAGGTCACCTAATTCTAATCCACCATTATTACACAACACGATTTTTTGTGTTGTAATAGTACCAATGTTTGGTGCACCGCAAATATTGGGTACTGCTGGAATCGGTCCTTTTTTCACTTTACCGTCTGATGCACAGTATAGAATGGTAGCAGTTTCAGCAGCCGCAGTAAGTGTGAGCGTAGGACACAAATTTTCACGCACGTTAAGAGGGATGGACTTACACAGATTATCCAAACGTGAACAATCGTATGTACTTCCAGCACAATTAACTGCGTTAAGTATTTCGGAAATAATAGCGTTCATAGACGCTACGTCGATACGTACATTACATTTAATACCGTACCAACGCGGATCACAACCAGCAATTACACTGGGTGATGCAACCCCATTTATAGTCTGTGCGGAAGCAACTCCGCTAGATGGAAAGATACCGGTCATTAATCAATCCTTAATATTGGTACGAAAGAGCAGTCATCGTACTGTGGCAACATGGAAAACGCTATACAATGGGCCATCAATTGAGCAGGCCACACATTGCGTGTTGGGCCACTTACCACAGTGTCATTGTGTAACCCAGATATATACTTAATTTCTTTATTATAACAATCAGGCAACTGTAAATCACCGTTATTTATGCGGGATAACACAAAACTACGCGGTTTCTTACAATCAGCATAATCAATAGGCTTTAATGTTTCCAATTTGGCCGAAAGGGGTTCTATGACCCAGTTAATACCGTTTAAATTGGCTATTGGTTTCATTTTCAAACGAGCCAACGAAACTAGTACGGCCTTATTTACCGCAGAAGTTAACTCTAACGAATATGGCTTATTGTTACCGGTAAACACCGGGCCACATGCTGTCTGGGTTTCAAACAACGCCAAGTCACCAAGTGCTTTATTTCGGCAAATATTTTCGAAACAACTTTCCCAACCGAAACGAGTAAGCCAATCTTGAACAGTCGTGCATGCTGTGTACGGATTTGATTCCATCAAAGCTGGAAACAGTGACCCCATTAGAGCATCATACAAAACGCGACCCATGTGAGCCGCGTATGTTGCCATTGAGTTACAATCGGTAATATCACAAGCGCGACATTCTGTACCAAAACACCCACTGTTGAACTTAGACATAGCTTCCATCTTGGCCCGTTCCCACAGTGGACCATTAGGAAGTAAATTAACAGCGTTACACATCATTCCGCAGACGTTTATTTCGGTAAGCTTAGGTGGACAGCAGTCACCAGAAATAGCCCCTACTTCTTGCCACCCATCAACCCCCAATTTTAACATTGTGATTTTTCCGGTTCGTTCAAGAAGGTTATAGAATTAACACACGGCAGATAGTCACAATCTACTTCAAGATCAGAACAATATTCTATTGGACGCACGCCAATGGATGTACTACTAACCGAAATAGAAACTGGGTTGGTTTCACCAGTGACTTGTAGTGCTATTGACTCAAGTACACCAACAGAAATGTCAGTAGACGGGGCAATACGCTTGAAATAATCGTAAATCCTGTTTGAAATTTCGTTCTTTTGATCAACCGAAATACACTCAGAATTCGACACCACAATGTCAATCATTGCAGCTATAGCGGTATAGATTTTACCACGAACGCATATAGGTGCTTCACCTTCACCAGCACCGGGGGCGTCAGCCGGACCAAACAACCATCCATTCAATTCATCAATAACACACTGTGGTGCTATGCCACAATCAAACGTATTATCGAAAAGAGCATAAAAAGTATTAACATTAGAACAGGATGGGCAACCAGTTGCATCTGGAACACAACAATTACCACCACGATTAACTACACGGGTTACACAGGGCCACTCAAGTATTTTGTTTTTAAGCCATACAGCATTGGCAACTGGTGCGTATTTAAGCCGATCTAAATACCTAGTACGGAACTCTTCGCAGGTTTCAGCAACGGCACCATTACAAAAATTACCACCATACACAGTTACTGTTTTATTAAGACCAGTGACTGAATCTACCAGTGTACCAGTAGTAGAATTGGCTCCGGGATTATTGTAATCAGGTCCCGGACTAACCGCTCTAAAACGGCCTATATACTCACCACTGGCTGACATACGGCTAGGGACCACCGAGACGGACCTATAAAACCCCTTACCAAAACTAATTTGTAGTAGTCTAGGCATAAGTGTGCCGGGCACACCGGTTATTTTGACGTAACCAGTAGAAAACTGCGCCGCACGGGGGTACATACCATCGTTAGCAGCCATTGAAATTAAATTATCGCAACATGCCTTACGTGGATCAGTTTCGGCCCATTGTTGAGCTGAAATCGCATAAAACTCAGAAGCAATAGCGTAATTCAGTGACGCAGCGTACCATTCATTACTTTCAGGAATGATTGGTGATCCACCAAGCACGTCAACCGAAAACATGTCTAGATGACGTTTAAAAAGTACATCTGCGGGAGGACGGGGGAGGGTACAGTTCATCAGGTCCAATTCCAGTGACTAAGTGCTCGTTGACCGGATATACCAACGTTTGATTTATTACCAGATGAACTGATAAGCTCAATGTCGGCGTGTAATAAATTGTTGCCAGTATACGTAACTTTTACGTTTACTTCACGGGCAACACCGTATGATATTAATTTCGAAAGAGAGGCTTTAATTTCGGATTTTATGGCTTCTATTGTCTTAGCTAATGGCATGTTGGTTGAAATGTACCTAAGCCCAGTACCAACCTTGTTACCACCAGTAATAAAACTGTCCGAAAAATGTCCGTTGATGTTGTAGGGCTTATAACCACAATTACTATCTTTACGCCTACTATCCGTTAGTAATATGTTAATAGCTATACCAGACAACCAGTTGTTATTAGCAATCGTACGCGGTTTAGAACAATTATCACTGGTGCACGGTGTAATAAGATTAGCGTTATCACCACAACAGCACGAAACTGTACAATTTTTTGCCGATACAAATTTTAATCCGGGTCGACCGCAACCAAATCCGCATGACGTGTACTCGCCACAAGCGTCTGGCTGTGTCGTCCAGAAAATTCGCTGTAAACCGTTCGAGGGGAGTACACACTGGTTCATGCTTCAAATCCAGGAATTGTTTCAGTACCGTTAGTAATTGGATTAGGTGATATGATCTTCCCATTTACAGTAATATCGCCTTGGAATACCACAGAACACCGAAAGAAAGCTTTTCCGTCTTTTATTTCGAGCGTACCATCGCCAACGGCATAGTTGCCATCGGTTAGGTGAGTACGCTTGTCGTTTAGCTCGACGGCTTTATTTGGATTAGTCGGGTGTTGAATACCACCAGAATTTTCTTTCCACGGTCTCTGCTTATCACGTGGTATAGTTGGTATAACGTACTTAAGATTGGTATCAGAACCAAGTGACATCGAAATCACTTCGGTATTAGTGTCATCAGCAACGTTAAAGCTATACCCAGTGTTTAGAACTGGTGCTTCATAGTCTTCCGTACCAGTTCCTTTAACAGTCATAATGGCACCAGCAGCAGTATACTCCTGCTTCCCCCATAAATGGCGTTCAATACCATCTTGGTTGTCACGAACGTTTTCAGAATTAGTACGGAAGCTTGTCATTCTTGTGGCAACCTGTCTGGTATTGACCCAATAGCAACTCTGTCCAGTCCTTGGGCCTCCTTAAGTTCTTCACCTATCAGTGGCGTAAGACTTGGGGCATCCCAATTTTGTGGGTATGTTGAGCTAGTTTTAGTGGATGAGGCTGTTTTGTTAGCGGCGGAACCCAATCCAGACGACGATTTCTTTTTCGGTGGAGGCGACAAGGTTAATGACGTTTTTAGTGTTTTATCATTTTGTACGTCGTACTCAAGTTCGATAACCTCGAAATCACCGTCGATACCCTCGGGTGGAATCGAAACGTAGTGGACAGTCCCAATGTCCCAAGGCATGCCGTTTCGGGACTGGACATGAAACACGTCCAACTTTACTTTTTTAGCCTGTTCATTACGACGCTGTGCTTCAAATTCGCCTCTACGGCGCAATGCTTCGGGAGTAGCATCACCATAATGTTGCACTACGAAGGGAATTTTAGTAGTACTAGACGAATTATTGTCACGAAGAGTAATTTTCGTGTCTTTAATAGCGTCTTTACCCCAAACATCTTTTTTGGTACGCTGGCCCTTAACTGTAATTTCCGTTTTCTTGTCATCTTCCCCTTGTTCAGAAGAAAATGAAAGTATATTATCACCAAGAATAAGATTTTCACCACGTATGGAATTTTGTGAATTAGTTACTTTTAATTCACCTTTCCTTGTTTCGAACATGGCGTGATTATTTTCAACGGAAATACGAAGTAATTCATCTATTACCTTTGCACCATCTCGTAATCTTACTTTTTCTAGTTCGTTAGTATCAGAATCCCAATTAAGTTTTATACCGAAAGAACTAATAAGTTCGGTTGTGGCTTTTTTGTCATCTGTCTTAAGCATATTCGTAGTTTTGTGTGTATGTGAAGCGTCTACCAGCGTTTTAGTTTTACCACGGGCCGAAAGAGTAACGGAATAACTGTCCTTGTTTATAGACCGGGAAATCTCGGCTGAAACTTCCTTGTCGCCACCTTTCTTTGACGACGAGCCATTTCCTACACGGCGATCGAGTGTACCAGTGAACGCAATATGTCCACCAACGTACACTAAGATTTCCCTACCAGCGGCAGCTTCGGTAAGAATTGGCTTCTCAGGCATATAAGTAAAGAACACCTCAACTGTAAGTGACCCAGTAAGTTCTCTTTTCTTTCGGCTGAGTTTAGCTGAAGTGTAACCTTCAAGCTTTTTACCACCAATTACTATGACGAAAGGGTCAGCCATTAGGACCTCGGTGAAACTACGTTTGGACCAATGGCCCAAGGAAAGCTTGTGTTGTTTATTTTTTCGATTTCATCGACACGACGCGTGTCATTCAAAATCGAATAGGCGGCAGTTACACTGTGTACTGAACCACCCATGTCGTACGAAATAAGGGCTGGTAAATTGTACGCCTTATTCAGCAAAGCCTTTTGCACTGTTACCAACATATCACGCAACGAAAGAAACAAAGAGTTGTTACATTCGGATTGTGCAACTTCTATTTCCTGCGTAAGGATAGAAGTAACCTGCTCGTATTTGTTCAAGGCCACCGACAAATTAGGGCTATCCTCCTCTAGGGAGGATTTCGCCATGTACGAAGCGGCTACGATACGCGTGGCAGCAATCACGGCATTTTGTGCCAGTGCACCAGTCCTAGTTATCGAGGCACCTTTAGTATTCTTGTTCGAAATAGTACGAAAACTTTCAAACTTGTTAGGGGCAACACTATAGTTGTATACAGCTGAATGACCTAAAGTGATAGTGTCGTACACCAATTTCGGGTCACTAAGGTACTCATTAGAGTTAATTCTATACTCAAAATCAGAATAGGCCCGATATACGTCGTCGTCTTGAAGTGACGATGTTGCCCTAACAAATTCGGTGTAGATGGACTCGTATGAGGCCTTGGTATAGCCCGTAACCTCGCTCGTAAGGAAAAATGGTACGTTGGACAAAATGTAATTAGTATTAAGCAAATCGCTTACACCAGACAACACGCCCGAAATATCTATACCAGTTATTAGACCAATACCGAACGAAAAACCATTAACCCAGTCGTTAGCCTCTATAAACTCCAATTCAACTGTGGTAATTCCTTGCCCTTCGAGCAAGTCGTCTTTGGCTTTAGCGCTGATACACGCCGCTTGTATAACCCCGCGAGTAGGATGTACCAATACACCCGGACCACGACTTTCACATACCGCAAGGAAGGCACCAGATTCCTCAATGTGGTCATTGGATACGAACCTAGCTTCAATAGAATACTTACGAATACGACGACCTAGGTCCGCGTAAGCAGTGTTTTCACCGAAGGGGAACTCCCCTTCGGCCCCACGTCTACCATGTTCTGATGCAGCCATAGTGGCTTGAAAAGGGAAACCCTTAAATGAAGCATCTAAGGATTTATCAACGTAACAAGCAGTGGCCATAACTATTCCTTAGGGGACATACTTCCAGTATTGACACCAGCGCCAGCGCCACTAACATTCACATTAAGCTTTAAGTTGCCGATCTGGCTCATTATAGCCTGCCCTGCGGCACTACCAAACTGTGAACCGAAAGGAATGATACCAGCACCCGCTGTTGGGCCAAACCTTTGAGCCGACGAATCGATATCAGCACCAACCTTGCTTAAGGCCGATGCACCATTAACGAAAGTAGAATCAAATTTTTGGCTAACAGTTGATAAAGATTCTGGTAACTTAACAAAAGAATTGTTAGGGTCACTTACTTCGGGAACTTGACTGAACAACTTCCTAAATACACCCTTTAATTCTTCGTCGTTCCCGACGTCAAAATCTCTAGCTTGCTTCTCACGCATACGTTGGTAAGCTTGATCGGCACCGAGTTTTGAGGTTGGTTTGTTAGCTCCGCCAGCAATTGCGTCCGCGACGATTTTTCCGGCTTTTTTAGCTGCGTCCCCAATTGCGAGTTCAATAGCACCACCGTCCACCTTTTTAATGTCAGTACCCAGTATGTTATCACCAAACAAGCCTTTGTTCGATTTCGGGCCAAGTACATTGTCGAAAAACGTCTTTGCTTTTTCGTTCAAGCTACCAAAATAAGCGCCATTTTTATCCAATTGTTCAAGCGCTGATTTCTTATATTCATCACGCGTCTTTACGGAATAGCTGTATATGTCGCTAAAAGCAGACGTGGCTAGCGCGAACCAGCCCATGTTGCTAATACCACTTGACGGCAGTGACACCTTTTTAGATGCTGCTGCCGCACCAGCGGCCCCTATACCAGCAGCGCCACCAGCGGCCCCTAAAGCTGCCGATCTGGACAATGCTTTTGCAGCTGCTGTTAATTGCACAGCAGCATCGGAGTGGAGACCTGCAGCGGATACTAGTTTACTAGAAGCAACACTAAACGGATTTACAAAATTTTTAAGTTTAGTGTAGCCTATTGCCGCTGCAATAGAGCCAGCAACAGCCTTGGCTATAGCATCGCCCTGTTCAGCACTGCCTTTTTCACCAACTAGTTTCGAAGTGAATGTATCAATACCTGAGCTAAAAGAATTAAGTGGACCAACAAAGTTACCTTTGAGTGAATCAACTATCTTACCGAAAGCACCAGTAATCTGATTGTTAAACGACTCAAACGAAACAGTAGACGAATTTTGTACAGCTTTATCAACTGCACTCTTGGAGTTGTCTCTATTAAACGAACGTTCAACGCTTTTCATCAAGTCTTCGTAACGAAGCATGACGTTAGAAAGTGCAGACTGTGCGTTCTGATTAGACGCTAGTACACGCGACATTTTCTGTGCGTCTACTGGATTATTCATACTTAAACCGACTTTATTACCTTCGGCGTCAGTTTTGTATGCCCCAACATCTAATAAATTTTTGTCAAATTTATTACTAGGGTCTAACTTTACACCATCCTTAAACAATGGTTTGATATATTTATTTACAAATTCAATCGGGTTAGTAGATGCTAACTCTTGGTCGATGGCAGAAGACATAACACGAGTTTTAGACTTATTACCACCTACTGAACCAGAATCCACTTCCTTAGTAGTAATAAGACCCAGTGCAGCAAGGTTACTCATAACCTTCTTGTCGACGTTATTACCAGTCATCTGCTTGATGGCTTGGTTTAAACCGACTGATGCCTGTGTACCAAGTTCCTCATTCATAAGGAAATTAGCAACCATAGCCTTATTGTCCAATGTGGACTTAGATGTTTGCAAGTATTTAATAGCATTTCGAACGAACGAACCACTAAATTCACGGCCAATCTGTGATGAAGCACCACGCAGGACATCAAAAAATTCAGTAGCCTTAGAAGCCGAAAAGTTACCTTTTTCGTCCGAAAGCTTGCCTGTTTGTTCAGCAGCCTTAGCAAAATTAAAAGCGTTGTCGTAGGCGTTTAGCGACGTTTCACCAGCTGCAACTTGCATTTTAGCTAGGCTAAGTAATTCTTTACTTAAAACCCTAGTAGCATTAATGTCGCCTTTAACCATAGGCAACACTTCTGAGAACATACCGGCAACTTGGCCCTCATTGAAGAGTTTGGTAGAACCTTGTTCAACAGTAATTTCGCTGATAGCACGTTTAGCGGCAGTAAAGTCACTAGGTGACAATTGCTGCATATTAATACGGTTTTCTGCTACGTCCCTCTGCTTTAACCCCTCGGCTGTCTTATTGGTTAAGGTATAAATACTTGCTTGTGCAAAACCATAAGTAATAGCATTCGTGATAGCACTTTTTAATCCATTTACCGCAGAAGACGGTAGGACTATACTATGACGACCAGCAAATTGATTAGTAGTGTTTCTCTGGCCCGGAGACGGGCGGGGAGAGGCACCAGCGCCACCAGCTATGGTAGTAGCTAGAGTAGGTATGCGCATGTCCCTCTGGGGCAGAGAGGCCACTGCGCGGGCATATGCCCGCAGGGCAGTGGTCAGGTCACGCAGTCGAGATATACGATCTGCTGATATATTTGGTGCTTGCAACGTAAGAGTACGAAGACCACGTGAGGCGTCTTTATACTTCTTTACAGTGTCAGCAAACGCTTTAAATTCCTTAAGGCCACTAATTTTTATTGATGTGTTGGCTGAACCAACACTCTTTAGGGCCTTACTAAAAGCATTTACAGATTTGGTGACGTTATCATACGACTTTGCAATCGACGCCGGGGCACTTAAGCCACGGAGCGTCGATTGCGTCTCTTTAGCCGTAGAAGTCAACCTTTTAAGGGTAGCTTCGATTTTCTTAGAGTTAGCTGTAGTTTCGTCAATAAGACGAAGCGTGGCTTTTTCTGTAAAATTAGCCAATTTTTAACCCACCCGTTTTTGCTCGAAACCGTACATCTGTCTCATGGATTTGTCTAAAATTGTGTAATCTAACAGAAAGTACACCAATAGGTACTATTCTAACATCATGTGCTGAATTAGAATAGTACCTGTATTCTTCCACTATTTTCGAAATCTTCTTGGCTATCCCAAAAAACGTGGCAACACCTTTTCCATAATAGTTACACCGTCAGCCATTGTAATTTGAGTGACAGCCCATGAGGGCAGCACCATTAAATCATTTCCAACTGGCTTGGCTATTTTTTCAATGAGATCAATAGCTTGAAAAATAGAAGTATCGCCAGACAGAATATCTTCAATTTCACCATAAGTTGCAGCCTGAAACTCTAGCTCGGAAATATCAGGCTTGCCGGAAATCTTTATTGGTGTACCAAGTTTATACAGGATCGGGTTATTGATACCATCCTGATCATTCAACAGTGAACCAGCGACACCTTCATAAGTACCAATGTTGGCCACTACTTTTTTAGCAGCCTTCAACGGAAGACGCATAACATCGTCAGTGGTAATCTTATAAGTAGTACCATCAGTCGTACTAAATTCAACTTGGGCCGAAATGCGTTCACGTTGAATTACGGTATCATAACGCTGTCCAGCATTTACTTTCGAAAGGGCACTCCTTACAAGTAAAGTAAACTCTTTGAACATGATAGAACGGACTACGAACCCATTAGCAACTTTGTTACCAATGTCATAATTGTCATCAAACTTAATCATTATATTAACACCTTGCTCGTGTTGTGTCCTTGCTCGTAGGTCAATCTCTGGTCCGACACCGAGCAAGGAACTGTCGGACCAGAGAGACTCTTAATTAGTGTGCAACCGGGAGGATACTACACACTAATAGAGATATTAGATAATCTGCAGACCTTCCGGACGCAGTTCATCAATTACGCGAAACACGAGATCAAGTTTAACCTCGTGCGTGTCGGACTTCTCTTCTCCAACGCCGGTTCCACCGACGCCAGAATAGACGAGGCCATTATGATATTCAACCTGAACATCAACACCCGCGCAACCTTGGTACATAGCCAAGGGGACACGCAGGTCACGAATAACGTTCATTTCGACGCCATCATTGGACACAGAACGCTTAACATAACCGCCCGGAAGGGCGGTATTGTTGTAAGCACAAAGACGCCACATGGGCAATTCTTCTGTAGCCAACTGATGGGCGTAAGGTCCGTACTTCTGATTAGTATCACAATCAGTGAACGTCAGAAGGAGGTTTTTTACACCAACTTGTGCGGCGCAAGCAGCCATTGTGTTATATCCTTAATATTAGTTACAGTTATCAAGCATTTTTGGCTGCATATTAGCCGAAATTTCGGTAATACGGATCGGGGGACGATACATCATATTAATGTGCATCTTACCGGGAACACCTTGGCACTTAGGAGATTTCTCAAAATCGGTCTGGACAGAAATATCCTTATCGATGTTATCGAACTCAGAAAACAGTGTGCCGATGTTATCCTTGGCCCAAGAACGAATAGCACCAAGCATAAGACGCTTGTTAGTACCCTTCGTGCCAACTTTAACCTGCGTGTTAACCGTAAACAAACCAAGACCATTGAATTCCTGCAGTTTGTTTGCAAACTCAGTTGCAACCTTCGCAGTCATACGACGGGAATTAGTATCACGGAATGTAACGTTAGGACGACCTTCGTCGTCATACAGGTAGTTAGTAACGTCATTACTAATCACGGGAGACGTAAGTGCACCCTGCCCGCCCGAAAGAGGGGTAGTGACAACAAAACCGTTGGCCTTAATCTGCTTAATTTCGTCGTATGTGAAGCACGTGGTGCACGACTGCGGCGACTTAATTGCATTAAGAACACCATACTCGGGACCCTGAATAGAAAGTTCCGGGTTATCCTGAGTAGTACAGCATGATTGAGCGGCATAAGCAGCTACCTGTAAATAGGGTAAGATTGGGGTGGAGTTACAAACGGCAATGCGGCTGAGTTCAGCAGAATTGTTGCCAGTGGCAAGAATCTGACCAAGAGTACCCGCGTTGTATGTATAACCGTGACCAAAGCATTGTGGCTTGTCACAATTCCACACTTCACGAATGTAATCACGCAGGCCAGTCTGCCAAGTAACGTCACCGTAAAGACCACCAATGCAACAATAGCAGCAATCACCAAGCAGCGTGCTATAGTCAACAGCAACTGGATCAATGGAGCCAACCACTGTCTGTGCCATTGCAGCAGTGACGCCCACCGGGAAATAATCCAGTCGACCGTGCCAGTTCAACGACCAGTTAAGGTAGTTGCCAACAGTACCACCATTACGTGCAACTAGAGTAATAACACCAGCAACAGCAGTAGCAATAAACGGAAGTGACGTATTGTTAATATTTGCGGCCACTGCAGCAGCAATAACAGTGGGGGTAGCACCAACAGGAATATAAGTGCTAGTATTGTAGGCCCAGTCACCCATATAAATATCAATAGTGCCAGCGCTTGTAGAAGTGCCAGTAAACGTAATCGTGTATTCAGCTTTAACTGATCCAGCAGCATCAGAACGCGGAATAACAAACAGATCAATACCTGAGGATGCACCACAGGTTTTGAAGAATACCTTAATGGACTCAGCAAGCACCGAGCCTTTACCAAACTGACAATCAACCGATCGCGGAGAAGTAACACGCATTAAGGCATTAGGGGTAACAGTACAACCGAGGGCCGGATCGTAGTATTGACCTTCAAGAAGTACACGGCATCCAAGCTGTGTAGCATTCAACGATGGGTCAAAGCACATACGAACAAAGCCGTCACGCAGAGCGTCAATAGCCATTATTTAATTCCTTATTTACCACTGTTAATTGCTGCAGTCTTCTTTTCGACCGTAGTAGTTACTTCTACTTCTACTTCTACTTCCACATCTTTGTGAAAATTAATCAACCTGTCAATATAGGGGGTCTTTTCTACTGGTACAAACCTGTCAGTTGGTATCAGATTACCATTAATCGGAGCCGAAAAAGCCACCCTACCTTTTCTACACTTTATACTAATTAACATAGCCTATCCTCGCATGGTACTTCCGGACAACCGGGATCACAACAATCAATAGCAGGTGGAATAACCCTACCAAGTACAATAGCTGGTTTTCCGTCAGAAGGGTCATATTCTGGATCAGGACACCAACGATGACTGGCAATAAGCCTGAACGAAAGAGTGACTGAAAAATTGTCACTTTCAACATTCATGTGTCTATATTTTATTGTTCTGTTGTCAAACGTCTTAGAAAGCACATTAGACAACAAACGATCGCGTATTGACGTGTAGGAGTAATACGCCCAATAAGGGGAATCGCTGCCATCCATACGCTTGAGTTTAATTGGTTTTAAGATAAAATCGACACAGAATTCTTCATTAATTATAATCTGTGTATTAGTATTCACACCACTGTTTTCAGACGTTTCACGCACTAACGCTACCATAACAAGTGGTAGCGTTGGCATGTTTTCCTTTGTTATTTCAACCTCTGATACAGCTAAACACCGACCTTCCATTTCTGGAAAAAGTCGGTTTATTTCTGATGCCATATTTTCTAAAAAATCAACCATGGGTGAAGAATACTCTATTTGAAATACCAGTAGCAGCTATGGCTTCTTCTAACGCAGAATCAGACATTTTTCTACGGGCCATTCGTCGTGTACCATTTCTAAGGAACACAGAAGCAGGGGATTTAGTACCAACTATTAGAGTATCATCACCGACTGTAGTATAACTAATGGATGAAAGAGTGTGTCCGGATTTAACAGCCGGGTATTCGCCCGGAGCAGAAGCTCTACCATACATGTAGACTCTTCCACTATGAGCACTAAGAACACCAGCTTTAAAAATCTTTACCGCTGCTCTTCCGATTTCGTGTATATCACCTTTACGTTTATTCCTAACATTTATATTTCTGTAGGGAATAAACCTAAATGTCGACATTTGTAACACCAGTTGGTATAAACGAATTGTTTGGTACTTGCTTCATTGGTCTAGACGCGTTATCTGACACTTCGAATATGCGCACGTCTAAGAACGTAAACCTACCGTCCCCATGAACATCGCCAGTACCTAAAACTTTGTACCACACTGGCTGTGACTTAAGTTTTTCTTGATACACCCAAGCAGCAGATGATATTAGTGTACCAGTCCTACCACGTATTACGATTCTGTGTGATCTTTTTTCTTTATTTTCACCAACAGAAAATCCGTCTTTCGAAAATAAAGAAGTGGTAATTAGGTCTATTCTAGCCCAACACCTGAAAGCATCAACCTTAGTTAAACTCATTACACCATTTTGTTCTACGACGTCATTCATAGAACACAGAGCAACTTTGTGTATCAAATCTGCTATAGTTGGTGTAATATACCCGACCATTAGTATGCTTCCATCATGTAAATACGCCACTGTTCAATAGCGCCCGAAACAAGAGCGGCATTGTTAGTTCCTATAATACCAGTATCTGATCTTGACTGTCTATTACGAACAGTCATAATTTCATCACCCGGATTACTGATGTACCAAGCAATCAACTTTAACATACCGACTATTACACCAGCAGGTATATCATCAACACATTTGAAGCCAGCCCGATATGCTATTCTAATACCAGATTGGTCATTATCACCGCATGGTGCACAACAATTACGTGTATTCTGTGATACTAAATGATTTGGTATTTTTATTTTAGTACTACCCGGTGCTACACGTAGCATTTTGGGAGCGCTACCATCAACATAACCGAAAATGTACACTGCACCATCATACGTAGGATATTTTAATTCCATATTAATGAACGGCCTAAATGAGTTGCTATACTCATTAGTGAATAGTGATGCTCTTAGTGACCCAATCATTGGATCGTATTCTGGCACCATTTCAATGTGCTGTTTTACAGAATTAATGTACCATCCTAGATATTTTTCAGCTACCTCAATGGCTGATTTGATATACATTATAATTTGAGAATCAGTAACCGAAGGTACATCTTCTATCTTACAATGTATTCTTACTTGGTCAATAGACAAAATGTTAGTAGCGTCAAAAACTGTTTCACCCATATGTGGAATACGGGGATCAATACCACCAGTTATTTCACTTGTAATGGATGGGGTAACAATGTTCATTAGCAACTACCAACTGTTATGTCATAACATGACATGTGCCAATAAGAATTACAATCACAATCTAAAGCCTGCTGTCGAACAGTCAACCGGTATATTTCACCCGGAATGGCATTGAAATTGGCTGTTAAAGGAAATGTCATCTGATGCCAACTTACGTTAATACTTTTACGAAAACTACTAACGAGAACCGGGTCAGATTTAACCATATTAATTGGCAAAGGTAGCGTGGGTAACGTTGGCTGAACAACAATGGCTATTTCAGCAACTACTGGTTTATTAACCCCGTCCGAAACAGAAACAAAAACCCTATCATAACCAGAATATCCAGGAAACGGGGTGTATGTCAATACACCAGCAGTGGTAATATGTATATTACCATGTTCACCACCACCAATGATTTTGTATAAAATTACATCGGCTGGTAAAGTGGTGTCAACTACACCAGCGTTTACTGAGTATACAATTGCAGTATTTTCACTGCCAACTACAACATCAAACCCGTCGGAAGAAAAAACAGGAGCAATATTACCAGAATTAGAAAGCTCTACTGAATGAATCTTATCGAAAACAAACTGTGTGTTATCAGATAAACCACGACCACCAATTGGAACGCTCCAAGGGGCATAGTTTATATTGATTTTGTTAGTTTCACCCGGTTTAATGGTGATATTTTTGCAGCAACATGTATTACAAGCGCTACCATTTGCTCCGTCACGGGCATCAACGTCAAAATTAATCATTGGGGCAGCACCCTTAACATGTTAAATGAATTTGAGGGAGAAGGACTCTACGCCAACTCCCCCACATTTCGAAACACTTAGCTACAAACGTAGCAAGGCATCAAAACAAGAGCAACGGCCACATTAGCCGCACACGTGGTATTACAAACAACCTGACCCATGACATTCTCCTGTAGGTTTTATCACTATTTGTTGGTCGCCTTGCCAACGGGAAGTGATTTTACCCAAAACTAAATCACTTGGATTTAGAATCAGTTACAGTCTTGACCGGTTCGGTCTTGACCGGTTCAATCTTGTCCGGTTCGGTCTTGACCGGTTCAATCTTGTCCGGTTCAACCTTAACCGGTTCAGTCTTGGCCGGTTCAACCTTAACCGGTTCAATCTTGTCCGGTTCGGTTTGATCAGCCACAATCATATTCAGATTGTCAGTACCCTTACTTTCAATCACGTGTTGAAGTGTGGTACTAATAATATATTCATTATGCTCACTAATAGCGTCTTCATCAACACTATTAACAAATCCATTGCGTAACATAGAAATCGCAATATCAGCCGGAATAACGATAAACTTAAGACCAACAGGCCACTCAACACGCATTGTGTCCGAAAACATATGCGTCTTAAATTCGAACCATTTTACCTTCCCGTTTGTTCCCGACGAAAAAACGGGGGAAGAAACGGCCAGTTCTCCTGACGATGTTTCGTAGAAACCATCGGCGCGTTTTGTAAGCTTTTCCATAAATATAAATCCTTGCTACGGCATTTGGGTCTTTGATAAGGTCCTTCTCCTGCATAACTTTTAAAACCATGTCATGTTCAGCAGTAAATCTAATTAAACCAAATGGTTTATCAGTGTGTACCATTTTTGAAACAACCCCGTACATTATGGGTGTTGCCGAAACATTGACTGGGTTAAACGCAAAAGAATGCGGAGAAAACTCGTCACCGTCTACGGATGAAAACAAGTAGAACCTAGCGTATTTACAATTGTCGGTAGTCCTGCAGGTGATAATTACCTTATCACCTGCAGTAACCGATTTCGTGTAAATTTCGACGCGCATTAGGCAGTGGGACCCGTACGGACCAACACTGCGTTGACATTGGCCGTATTACCAGAAACAGCAACCAAACGAACGAATTCATTGGCGCGGCAATTAATAGTAACAGCACAATTAGAACCGACAGCAGTTCCAGCCGGGATCGTAAACTCTGCTAGAGCACCAACAACTGGTGAAACAGCGCAGATCGGAACGTCAAGGGCATCGACAAACACGCCGGGAATACATGGATCAGCTGCGCTAGGTGGTGCAAACTGAACCTTAAACACTGCATTCGTGGCAATTGCAGTGTGAACTTCTACAACCCAGCCGAAACGAGTCCACTTTTTAAGCGAACGAGGGGTAGCCGGTGCGACACCATTGATAAGAGCAATGACGCCGTTAGAACTAATTCCAACATTATGGTTCAAGGGAATTCTCCTTAAAATTTAAATAAGTAGTGGGAAGGAGCTACCTTCCCAGTGTTAATTATGCACCAACCGTGAGGATACGGGCAGCAGGGCAGCAAGTTACGAAACCGCCATCCTCCGCGCCGAACTGGTACTTGACGCACCAAGCGGTTGTCTGACCCATCCACTGTTCCATGAACAAGGGCTTCTTGGAGACGCTGGTGTAGGCTTTTTCCCAGTTACCGGCAGCGACGAGGAAATCACCAGCGACGAAAGGGGAAGCCGTCGAACCACGCGTACCACCAGCCGTTGCGTCAGGCAGGCAGTTCGAAATGCGGATACGCTCGCTGGTGTCATCTGGGGAGAAGGTCATCTGACCATCACCAAAGATAAAGCGGCCGTTGTTGTCAACAGCCGATGCCAGATAAGCAAACACGTTCTGATGCATGGTGGCAACAACGTTACCATACTCCACGGGGGCCGACGACATGAAACGACGGAACCACTGATGGTCAAACTTGAGAGCACCAGTCTTAAGCTTCGTGAAGCAGTCGTTGCGTGCCCAACCCAACGGCTCATTGACACCATCGCCCGAAATAAGGACGCGGTTACGGTTGATACGGTGCGAACGGGCAGCAGCACGCATCATGAAGTCGAGCAGGTTGTAGTTGGCTTCCTGCAGAATCTTCTTCTGGAAGCAGAACACGCCACGGAAGTCGAAAGTACGACCTTCGAGCCACTGCAGATTGCCCTCTGGACCAAGTTCAGCGTCGCACTTGGCATCACACTGATACGAACCCAGATCACCGTAGTCATTAATCTTGGGATAACGGAACGTGGACTTGGAAACGTTGACGTTAGCATAAAGGTCCTCAAGAGAGGAGCAAATGATGTTACAGTCAACTTCGATACCAAGCATCTCCGGCAGGAAGAAGCCCTGATCGAGAGAGGCAGCGTCAAACGCCTTACGCTCAATGTCCGAAAGACTACGAACAGCCTGTTCCTTGGTGACAAGGCCAACCTGCATCATCTTGCGAACAGCACCACGGTAGGCCGAAATATCAACCAAGTTGCTGGTATCCGGCTTGAAGTCTTCGGCCTCGCCAACACCCTTGCTGACGAAAACACGACGCTGCAGTTCGATAGCAAGTTCGGTCTCGCGATCCTTACGGTCGTTGCCACCCTTGAGGATCGGTGCATCCATTTCCTTTTTAAGGGAATCGAGCGTAGCCACCAACGTGTTATGCTTGTTTACAAGTTCAGCATACTCAGCCGACTTCTGTGCAACAGTGGCCTTCTGCTCCTCGGTAGAAGCCTTGACGCCACCAAATTCATTGGTCAGTTCGCGATACTTAGCGTCCTGATCATCTTTAGACTTCTTGACCAGATCAGTAATGTCACCAACCTGCTTGGACAGCAGAGCGAGGGTATCCTCAATCTGCTTCTGGCCCACTGCATCCTTAGTGACGAGCATACCCTTGAAAATTTTACGAGAGGTATTCATGACAATTCCTTGTTAATTTGACTTGGCTGCTTCGAGAAGCTCTGCCATTTTGGTGGACAATTCATTCAAGTGTGACAATGCCAACATGGGCGGTGTCGGTTCTTCTTTCTTCGCGAAAAGCTTAAGGGACTTTTTGATTACAACAACAATACGTGATGCATCATTACGGGACTTTACCAACCCCGAGTTTACCAAGAGCTTTTCAAATTCAGCAACAGTTTTAGGAAGTTCTGAATCATCCTTCACTATTGTCATCACCGCCTTTTCGTTGGCAGGGAATGGGGTGATTGAAACTTCCATAAGGTCACCCTTAGTAATTTCATACCACTCTTCTTTCCCGTCCTTTTCATCAGCGTTGTGTACAATGTATTCCTGTACAGCAAAACCGACCGAAAATGAAAGGCCACCAGAAACATCAGCCGAATACCAAAGATCACGTGCATAACTAATACGAAGATCAATCTGCGCTTCAATCCAAAGCTTACCCTGACGATATTCAAGTACCCTTATTACACCACAGACATTATCCCAATCATGCCCATGTAGTAATTTGATTGATCGCGGGCCAGTTAATCCGCGATCTTTGATGCTATCTAAAAATGCACCAGCTTTAACCATATGACCGTGAAAGTCAACATCAGAAGTAGAAGCCCAACCAGCAACATAACCTTCCGGCATGTCACCTAGTGCTTTTAATTCAATGTCGGAAGCTTTATTGAAAGACAAAGTTACAACAGCCCTATCGCCTGCCGTAATCATATCCTTCGTTATGAAATCACCCTTATTTAGCTTTTTCATCTTTACTTCCATTGTCAATTAGTAACCGCTGCTCTTCGGTCATTTT